ACTTCATCAGTATGTTGAGTGGGTAGCGAATCGTAGAATGAGAGCGATTGGATTAAAACCAGTGTATAGTATTCCAGCAAGAAACAATCCATTACCTTGGACTGAGCATTGGATATCCTCAAAAGGATTACAAGTTGCACCACAGGAAACAGAAGTCGAATCTTACATTGTTGGAGGAATCAAACAAGATGTCAAAAAAGACACGTTCTCAGGATTCAAATTATAATTCTTTTGAGAATAGACGAGAGTTGAGTATCGCTGAACAGGAAGACATATTAGATCACTATCGTAAAGCAGGTGAACTTGATGTTGAATTGTTTGGCGATTATGATGCGTATGAAGCATATGATATAAATAAAAAGAAAACGTCTAATACTGATGGGTCTGTTTGACAAAATAAAAAATAAAAATTTGCAGGAGAAGAAGAAAAATAATCCTGGTGATGCTCTACGAAAAGCAATAGGTAAGCAAGCAGAACTTGATGCTGCAAAAGATTTCCAGAAAGATGTTGGTAAAAATATAACACCAGAATTAAAAAATACTTTAAGTAAGAAGAAAGATAACCTCAATAGATTTTTTACTGACAAACCTGATAGTGAAACTTTAAAGACAAAACCTACAGGTGATGAAAAACAATTTAAGTCAAAAGTAAAATTTGATTCTGGTGCAAAAGGTAAGTTTCCATCAGGTTCTCCAGACTTAGGTGGAACTCAAAGAAAATTTGTAAAGGATAGAAGAAGAAAGTTAGATTCAGAAATTAATAAAAGAAGGTCAGCAGAACTTACAAAATCAGATGCTATCAATAGATCTATGGGTGGTGGTCCATCAACAGAGGGAATTGGAGGAGCAAATCAAGGAAGTACACCATTGAAAAAAGGAAAACCTTTTTCTAAAGCAGAGTCTGATGCAATACAAACTAGGTCATTAAATAAAAAAACAAAACAATTTGTTAGCAAATCTGGCACAACAAAGTCGAAAGGTTCTGGTGCATCTACAGGTGGTCAAAAAAGTCTTGTTGTAAATCCAAAAAGTAAAGGAACTACACCCGTTACAGTTAGTACAACAAAAACAGTAAAGCAATCAGAGCAATCAAAGAAAGCAAAAACATTCACAAAGAAAATCAATAAAGCAAATAAAAATCGTAAGGAATTTCCTGGTGATAAGAGTGGTGCATATCAGGCAGCAAAATCTGATTTAGAGGCAAGAAAAGGATTTAAGGATGTAAAACCTGGTGGATTAAAAGCAGATGAAAAAAATCCATTTGTAAAAACATCTGTAAGAAAAGGAAGAGCAGCTAAATTAGGTGGTGATATTTTTAAATCAAAAACTAAATTTTCTCAAAAGGGATTTGAGAAGTCACTTAAATCACTCCCCAAATCTGTATCTGATAAGTCATTTAAACCTATAGGTCGAAACTTACCAGGCGGTGCCAAAGTATCGCAAATACCTTTAATTCCTGATCCATTTAAAGCATCAACTACAAAAACTGGTTCTCTCGCAAAGGATTTCAAGTTTCAACCAAAAGATTTATCCACAAAGAAAGCTGAGGAGAAATTAAAAAAATCATTTTCTCAATTTAAAAAAGATCTTACAAAACAAGGTGCTAATATTGAAATTGAGAAGAAAGTAAATAGACCCTCTTATAAAATAGATACTGGTAGTGCATCATCTGGAGGTAAATCAAAAGGATCAGGTTCTCGTCGTACAAATATAGGTGGCGGTGGTTCTGGCAGATCTGGTGGTGGCAATACTGGTACTAGTGGATCTGGTTCAGGTGGAGGTGGTAAACCACCCAAAAAACCAACAGGTGGTGGTTCTTTAGTTCCACCAGGCGGAAGTGGTGGTTCTGGTGGAGGTGATGGTTCAGGATTTAGGGGTAAATATGATCCTAAAAAACAGAGAATTACAGGTAATTATGATGATGTTACCGCTGGTAAAAATATGAACTGGAAAAATTTTGCGAGAAAGATGACTGGTGGTGGTAGAAAAGTAGATACCGTTGCTCCAGGTTATACACCAAGGACAACAAAAGGTTATAATATATTCACAAACAAAAAATTAGATGCAGGTCAAAGAGCACAGAAAATATTACAAGGAAGAGCTATTAAGAAAAATCTTCCAAAAGGATTGAAGTTTACAAAACCATTAGTACAAAACATAGCAAGAAATCCTGGTAAGTATGGAAAAGCAGGATTGGTTATTGGTGGTCTTAGTTTGTTAGGAGGTCTATACAACGCAAGTAGACCAAAAAAAGGTGGAGCATTGAATGCTTTTAGAAATAGTACATACGATAAAACAGTCTATCACGCTAAAGGACCAAAAGCTGGAAAACCTGTTCAGTACACATATAGAGCTAAAAATCCGAAGACAAACCCACCAGGTATAGGTCCAGCGAGTAAACCACAAACACAGAGAACTCTTAATAAGGGAATAAAATCAGGTAAGTTTAAATTAAAATAAACTTAGACATAAATATTCCTGTAGATTAAATTATTAGAAATGTTTAGAGACTTAAAAGAATATCAAGAGATTGCAAAAATTTATGCTGATAAGGTTTCTAAACCTGAAAATCTTGATGAAAGAGTAAGAGGTGGTGGCGTATCAAGTGCTCCAAAAATTAAACCAACAACACCTCCTCAAAAAGGTGCTGGTGGTGGTGTAGGTAATCCAACTAACGTATGAGGAAGTGGAGCGAAACCAAATCCCCTTTCAAAACCAATGGGAGCAGCTCAAGGAAGAACAAAAAAACCACAACCTGAGATAAAGAAATTTCCATCAACAGCAGAGATAAGAGCAGCTAATCAAGGAAGAGTTGGTGGTGGAAATGCAGGTGCCTCAACCGATTCAGGTGGAACATCTCAAAGCACAATTAAATCAGTAGAGCAGAAACCAGAAGTCAAGACACCTGTTAAAAAGATGAACCCTATTGAAAAGAGAAATAGAGAAAGAATGGGAGATGCTAAAGTTGATGCATTGAAAGCAAAGAATGCCAAGTTCCAAGCAGCGAAAAAGAGTGGTAATTTAGCACAGTTCCGTAAAGATAATCCAAAGATGTCTGGTGCCGATAGAGCAAAGCAAATGGCAAAAGAAAGACTTGCCAAGAAAGCAGCAATGGAAGAGTATACTCCTTATGATATAGTCCTTGAGTATCTACTATCATCAGAGCAAGCTGCTACAATCGAGGAAGCAAATTACATCATGACTGAGATGGATGCTGAAACAATTCAATCTATTGTTTCTGATTAAACTGTTATAAATAAAGTGCCTTAAGGTACTTTATGCTATCAAAATACGACAAACTTTCTATCCAACGCAATCCTTATAGAGAATACTCTAAACCTATCCAATACAAATACAACAATTCCAAATACTCTCAACTTAGAATTTATTTTAAGTGTGAGAGTTTTTATTTTCAGAATAAATCTAAGGACGAGTAACTGTTTTCTTAACTAAAACTTCTCCTTCTATAACCCTTTCAACCGTGGTTCCGTTATTTAATAATAAATCGTAGAAATATTTTCCTGCCTTTAAATCTTTCGTGAGATTAGATGCCATTTCAATTTTAACTTTTCCTGTTAAACGATTTGGAAAAGATACATTAAAAGATCCTGCAAGTGATGATGAATGATATCTTCTGATTCGACAAGCACCTGTGTATCCTGTTAAATTTAGAGCACTATTTGAGTTACTGTTCTCAAGAACAAATGTTTGTTCAAAATCAGTATCCGTATGTATAGTGAGATTTGTGCTAAAAACTGCCATATCATTATTTATGAGAAGAATCCTGTGGATATACCTGGTCTTACAAGTGCAGTGCCTTCAACTCCTATGAGTTTTCCACCACCAGGTCGAGTGAGTAGAACATCATAAACGTGTCTACCTGGTTTGATACCTGAAGTAATAGTATCTGCGATTGATATATTGATTCTACCTTGTGTGGGATTTGTGATTGATACTGCAATTCCCACAAACTTTGTGCTGTCTGGATGTTTTCTAAGTTGAGATTGTGCGGTAAAATTTGTTAAATCAACTAATCCAGATCCGTCAGCACTGAATATTTCTAAATCTTCAGTAAAATCTTCTCCAGCATTGATTATTAAATTTTTAACAAATACAGTCATCTATATCATCTTTATTGAATATTTAGTGATATATACATATAAAGATACTTATGATATATGGGTGAAGTAGATTATGAAAATCCCTGGCACTACAAAGGTACAGCTTTCACTTCTGATGATATTGGCAATTTCTTCGGTTACGTCTACAGGATTACAAATTTACAAAACGGTAGACAGTATATCGGAAGAAAATATTTCGTACAAAAAAGAAAACCAAAAGGTGGCAAGAGAAGAGTTACAAGTGAGAGTGATTGGAAAAAGTATTATGGAAGTTCTCCCGAACTCAAAGAAGATGTAAAGCAGTTTGGTAAATTAAATTTTAAGAGAGAGATATTATCTCTACATGAAACTCTTGGTAAAGTCAATTATGAAGAGACAAAGCAACTGTTTATAAACAATGTATTGACAGAATCACTTGACGATGGTACGCCAATGTACTATAATAGTAATATTCTTGGACGATATATGAAAAAAGATTATGGAAACTTCAAGTAGGTCACTTCGTAACACCTATAACTGGGCACAAAGTCGCATACGTGAGTTGACAAAAGAAGTAAAAGTGAAAAATAATCACTTTGATTTTCGTTGTGTCGAAGATGCAACTGCTATTTGTCAAGAATTTGATGAATGGTTAGAAGCAAAAAGTCGTAAAGAAATGAATGAAATCGATGTTATTTTCTTAGAATACATTGGTGAAGGCAGTGAATACGACTAAATAAATTGCTATCAAAAAACTTATGTTACAGAAAATTGTAAATGGAATCGCTATTGCAAGTGGTGTTGTATCTCTCACCGTTGTTGGTCTTGGCGGTTACGTATTCATACGCAAGGATGCGATTATCGAAAACGTCAAAAGTAAAGTAATGGAATCAGTATTACCTGGCGGGATCGGAGGGGCACTTGGTGGAGGACTAGGATTACCTTCCCCATCATCACCAATACCTGCATCACCAGCATCACCAGAAGTTCCATCAGCACCTATACCTTTAGGGTTTTAGGTTAAATAAGGGTTAAATGTCTATATATACTGTAGACATATTGATCCCATGGCTGAAAAGAACGAAGTAAAAAAAGAAGAAACTAAGAAAGATGAACCCAAAAAGCAAGGTTTTCTTTCAAAGTTGAGAGAGGCTACTGACGATAGGGAAGAGCAAATGATGATTCTCTCAACTTTCGTACGTCTAGGTATTTTAGTCTGGAGTGGTGCAATTCTAACATTAGCATATGTAGATTTGCCACCTGCCTTTAAAATGCCAAAACAAGATCTCGATCCAACTTTCATAGCTTCAGTCTTCACAGGAGTACTAGCTACTTTCGGTGTACAGACAACTAAGAAAGGAGCATCAAGTGGTGGATCTAGTGGAGGAGTATCAAAGGCAGATATGGAGAAGTTAATCGCTGCAGCATCACAGACTGCACCAGCACAAACAATTCGTATCGAACAAGCTCCTGTTAAAATAACACCTGATACAAAGTAAGGTAAGAACAATGAAAGAAGTGAAATGGTTTAAATGGTTCGCACTCGGACTCGGAGGAGTTATCGGGTTTTCGCACATTGGATTAATTGGTATGGTAAGCAAGAAAAGTAGCGTACCAATTATTAGTCCACCTGTAGGACCATACACTTCTTATGTTATTTCTGCAAATAAAGAAGGATATAAGTTAAGTTATACAGCAAACGATCCTAAGACTGCATATATCACTAAAGATATTAAAGAAAAAGGTGGTTTCTTAGGACTAGCAAATGAAACCACTAAGGTTACTGAAGAGATCTTTATGGATGGTCAAACTAATCAAGGTGGTCCAGTATCAAACAGCAGGTCTTGGTTAGATCAAAAACCTGGTTTGACACAAGAACAGGCAGCAGAGATAAATGCTGCACGAAAAAGTGAAGCCTGTATCGAAGCAATCGGATCCGCAAAAGGTACAGGCAGATTGGTTGGGACAAGTATTGGTGCTAGTGCTGCTCCTGCTGTTTCCTCTATTCCCTTTGTTGGTTGGGTTGCTGCTGGTTGGGTAGCAATGTTTGGTGGAGAGCAAGGTGCTGAACTCGGTGGTAATTTAGCAGAAGACTTAAATAAAAACTGTTGACTTAATTAATTATTATGATAGAATATACCTATGGAAACACATAGAAAAACTTTGCTGCATCTTATAAAAGAAAGAGCATATAAACACGGACAGTTTACACTATCATCTGGTAAAGAATCAGAGCATTATATCAACTGTAAACCAGTTACACTATCTTGTGAAGGTAATGCACTATGCTCTCATCTAATGATTGAGCATGTAGAAGATGAATCTGTCGCAGTTGGTGGACTCACACTTGGTGCAGACCCATTAGTTTGTGGTATCGCACAGAAAGCATATTACTCTGGTAAGCATATAGATGCACTGATTGTAAGAAAGAATCCAAAAGGATATGGAACTAAGGAAGTAATTGAAGGTAATAAACCACCCAAGGGATCAGTTGTCACAGTATTAGAAGATGTAACTACAACTGGTAGCAGTGCAATCAAAGCAGTAAATGTTTTAAGAAATGCAGGATATGTTGTCAACCGTGTAATTGCAATTGTTGATCGTCAAGAGAATCATAAGGTCTGGGATAATAACGAAATTGAATTTATTTCTTTGTTTAAGTTAGAAGATATTATCAACGAATAGTGTGGGAGTCCACACATTAATGCGTAATTATACCTAGTATGATATACTAAATATTAATGTACTGGAGTTGAAACTATCATGTCCCACTACACATTAGGTTATTACGACCAACAAAACGAATGTCACGAAATGTGTGAATATGCGGAAGACGCATTTGAAGCAGTAAGATTTGCAAGAGAGGATGTGCCCTATCTACAGGCACATCCTTTTTCTTTGCATATGATAAGGGAGGTTAAATGAAAGACCTACCTATTAGATCAACATTAATCATCTTTGCAACCATAGGAACCGCACTATGGTTCTACCCACAATACGCTTGGGCACATCCTATTATTATATGAAATCAATTAACACACTCGTCTTGGATGTAACCATCTACATCCTCGACTTTCTTTATCGAGGTAGAGACTTCCAAAGATTTTGGGTATTGGAAGTGATTGCAAGAGCACCATACTTTTCCTTCATAAGTGTATTACATTTCCGTGAGTCTCTTGGTTTGAGAGGAGAAGAACATATATACTTGATGAAAGAGCATTTTTATCAGGCATTAAATGAAACAGAACATTTGGAGGAGATGGAAACTCGTGGAGGCAATGAATACTGGATCGATAGATTCTTCGCTAAACACTTGGTTCTTCTTTACTATTGGATTATGGTTGCTTATTATTTCATTAGTCCAATAGATGCGTACGACATCAATATGAAGATTGAGAAACACGCATACGAAACTTATGTCAAATACTCTGCATATCATCCAGAGGATGCAAAAATTGCAGAGATAGCAAATGACGAACTGGAACACGCAAGAGAATTAAAACTTGCAATGTCGATGATTACGTGATATAATGCTATTATACTCACACCTGTAATGGATAAACCATACGACGACTCAAACTGGAGAAACGAATACATCGATATCAAATCCACTCAACTAACCAAAAGACAAGTCGAGTTGCTTGAGAAAGGACCACATAGTCTTTCTCAAGCTTGGTTGTTGGGTGCATTACATAATGATTGGAAAAGAATTAAAGGGTACGATAAATTTGATCCAAAAGAAAATGTGGGTCAAAATCAATCATCTCTTAAAGAATTTTATGAGAGATATAAAGACCAAGGCATATGAATCAATCAGTAACATGGTCAATAGTTGTAATGGTCGGCATATTGTTAGTCGCAGTTTCGATTGTAATTTACTATATAATGAGATATGACTACTTCTTTCCCAATGACTAAAAAAGAAGAACGAAAGTATGCTGAAAGCAGAGAAGAATTATTTCGTGAGTTTCACAGAGTGATAGCACCTGTGGTTGTATTGAAAGTGGAGGGTAAAAATGAATAAGTTAGCAATAATTCCAATATTCTTTTTATCAATGTGTGGAACAGCACCGATTACGGATCCACCTGCACACGCAAATGTATTACCAAGAGATCAAATTAGGGGTGAAATAGATATCACAAGTCCAGAACATATACAAAGTTTACAGATGCTGTTCATAAGAAATATGAGAAAAAGTAAAATAGAAGAAAATATGACTCTACCAACTGATGCTATAAATAATGCACTAGATGATTTTTGGGAGGTTCAAAATGGGAGCAATGATTCCACCGAGCAGGAAAAGCTGCTATAACTTTAGAGTAACGGAGATTAATCGTGTTGTTGACGGGGATACTATTGATGTCACCATTGATCTTGGGTTTGATCTATACAAGAAAGAAAGAGTTAGAGTTGCAGGAGTTGATA